ATAACCCCAAAGATAACCCCAAGGATAACCCCAAAGATAACCCCAAGGATAACCCCAAGGATAACCCCAACATAACCCCTCATGAGTTATGTAATAATATAGAAAGAAAACCCTCTCTAGAGAGAGGGGAAAAGAAATCCCCCTCCCCCTCAATAGCGGAAGAATTGCCGTTAGAGGATTGCTTCGCCGAATTGGATGGCAATGACGCATGGGCGGAGACCGTGACGATGAATACCCGGAGCATCGGGTACAAAGGGTTCACGCTGGAATCGTTTCATGATTTTCTGCGCAGGTTCTTTCTTGGGTTGCAAAGCGAAGGGGTGCAGCGTAAGGATCCGCATGATGCCATGTCGCATTTTGCCCGGTGGCTTAGAATCGAACTCGAAAAACAATTGAGAAATGAAAACAATCGGAAACCTGATCAGGCAAGCAAGCGTGAGGCCAACGAATACGCCTTCAAACTCCTTGCCGATGACTACGCCAAGTTCCAGCAGGGCTTGGCCGATGACAATCCAAAGCCATTCTGACGTGATGCGGTTGTATTCTCCCGCCAACTGGGGGTATACGCTCGCCAACGCCGAGAAAGCGCTCACGGCTAATTGCCCAACGGTGAGGGACTGCAAGGAACGTTTTGGCGTTGAGGGAGCGGCTTTCTGGGTCAGGGCGCAGATTACGGCTATCTATGCGGCCGGGGCGAACAAGGAGCAAGGGATGGCCGACGGTATCAAGACGTTTTCCGACAGTTTCGTTTCCGTGGTTGACGGGTTCAAGCTATCCGAGCTTATGCTCTTTTTCGCCCGGTACAAGGCCGGGTGTTACGACAACTCGTTTTCCACATTCGACACGAAACGTATCGGGAACGCTTTCCGGAAAGAGTTCATACCTGAACGTAACCGTGAGCTTGATCGCGCCGAAAGGAAAAGACAGATGGAAGCCGTCGAAAGAAGGCGTTTTGTTCCCCCGGCAGGGTATAGCTCGCTAAGCTGGTACAGACACGTGAAAGAACTCGCGGACGCCGGCGATGAGGAGGCTATTGCGCTGTTGAAATCGCCTGGGCGATGAAACTCACGGTCTACTGGCGTACTTCCGACAAGCGGACGGTGGACGCTATCCGCCAGAAGTTCAACATCCTTCGCTATACGTCCGTCAACGGAGAAACGACAGCCGAAATTGAGGAATCACGGATGCCGTTGTTGCTTGAGTGCGAGAGGAGAGGATTCATCCAGATTCGCAAGAAGCGAAATAATGGCGAAATTTGAACGATTTGTCCACGGTATGACAACTTACACCAAGACGGTGTGAAAGTGTCGCAAATCGAAAATAAACGATGAAATAACCCTATTACAGTATGTTACCCAAGAAAGAAATTGTCTATCGTGCCTTTGCCGATGGCACTATAGACAAAGCGAATCAATTGTTATCGGCGGTTCACATCCTGAATCTCGAAGCGAATGCGCTTGTCGAGGAAGCGTCCGATACGCTCGCGGCAGCAGGGCTACAGCTTGGCGAGTTGAAGAAACTGCATTCAGACTTCGTCAAGTGTGCGGACAGATATTTCCATGAGTTCGCCATGATGGTGACCACGGAGGAAAAGAAAATGGACATGTTTACCGATATGGATAGTTTTGATGGACTGTTCAGGAAATGGGCGAAATTAAATTAATTAACAAAAACATCAACTATGAGCAATCAGAAACAACCGCGTCCGGATTTGTCCGAGAATCCGGACGGAATAGACGAAGTAATCGAAAGACAAAGATTGAAAGAAAAATCACTTCACATGGTAAAAGTAAGCCACAATACGTGGATAGTGGTACCAAGCAGGAAGAACAACCCCGAATATATCGAACGCTACAAGCGCGAGAAAATGGATGTCAAACCGGTAAAAGTATAGTTTATGGCACTGGTAATCATGATTACGGTCGGGCTGTTGGTGGCATGGTCTATCAACTCCGACATTAACAATCGCAGCAATGGAAAAACTTAGGGTGTTCACCGCGTTCAGCGGCTACGACAGCCAATGTATGGCACTCGGCAGGCTCGGAATCAACTACGAGCTTGTCGGGTGGAGTGAAATAGACAAGTACGCCATCCAAGCGCATAACGCTGTCTTTCCGCAATGGGCGGAGAGGAATTATGGAGACGTGAGCAAGATAGACTGGAGCGAAGTCCCCGATTTCGACCTGTTTACTTACAGCTCGCCTTGTCAGGATTTCAGTATCGCCGGGATGCGAAGGGGCGGCGTCAAGGGGAGCGGTACCCGTTCGTCTCTCTTGTGGGAGTGCGAGCGTGCCATCAAGGAAAAGAAGCCCAAATACCTGCTGTTTGAAAATGTCAAGGCTCTCATCGGGAAGAAATTCATCAAGACGTTCAATCAATGGCAGCTGACGCTTTCCCGAATGGGTTATAGCAATTTCGTCCAAATCCTCAACGCCAAGCATTTCAATGTCCCGCAGAACCGCGAACGTGTTTTCATGGTAAGCGTTCTTGATGCGGAATCACCGTATCATTTCCCGAAACCAAACAAAAAAATTCCGGACATCGGCGGTATTCTTGAAGATGAAGTGGACGGAAAGTACTGTTTGTCCGAGCGGATGATCAACTTTCTCATCGTGCACACAATCAAGAAACAGGCGGACGGATGCGGATTCAGACCTAAATTTCTTACCCCCCCCTATAGCGGGATATGCGGAACGCTTGTTACGCAATATGGGACGAAGGGGACTGATACGTTTTTAATCTTAAACGAAATGAACGGTAAAGCATATATTGCCGAAAATCCACAAAAGAGGGAATTTGACGGCTTCCATGGCGTATCTCCGTCACTTATGGCGGAAGATGCGGAGCTGGGTAAAATCATCCTGAACGGTACTCGGATTCGTAAATTCACCCCTCGCGAATGCTTCCGTCTTATGGGTGTGGCGGAAACGGACATTGATAAGATACAAGCTGCTGGATTAAGTGATGCCCGACAGTATAATATCGCTGGAAACTCCATCGTGGTGGATGTGTTGTTTCACGTCTTCCGGAAGCTGTTTGTTGATAAAGATAACGAAGTGTCACAGCGAACTTTATTCTGATTATGAACGGAATTTTAATCAAAATCTGTTACAAAAACGATGGAGGATATGTATAATGATAAAGCGAGAGTTTATTAAAACGTAAAGATGTATTGATATGAAAGAAGTAAAGAAATCAATATGGCACAAAGCAAGCGAAAAGCCAGAAAGAGAAGAAGATATAGTGGCTGTGCTACAAATTCGCATACTTGATAATGAAGATAAGGTTGTCTTGAAATGCATAGTAGTTCCCTCAGGAGACTTTTATGCTTGCGGAGTGTGTTGGGACGATTTTGTTTCTAATCATGGCATAAAAAGGTGGTGTTATTATTCAGATTTTTTAAATGCGTTATGAGAGGAACAAGAGAGTCAATTTGGCACGATGCGGAAGAGGAGCCGCAAACGAATGGTTTTATATTGATTTACATAGATGATTATGAAGGTATATATGATACCGTGTCTATGGAATGGGTAAAAGATAATTACTCTTGTTGGAACAATTACTCACGCTTTTATAACGTGGCTAAATGGTGTTATATTTCAGACATAGAAAACTTGTAAACAGAAATAATAATTATGGAAATAAAGAAAGAAAATGCGTTAGCCGCTTATAACGCTGCTGACGAAAATATAAAGAAAGTACTCCTTTCCCTTTTGCCGGAGTTGGAAGAAGCGGTCAAACCTAAATGTATTACTGAGCGTGTAAAAACCTTTGAGGCCGCTGTAGAGATTCTTGGGGAGGAACATCCGTTTGTATGCGCATACTATTGCATCGAAGATATTGATGAATGCAATAACGATATTGCCACATTCTTGAAGCTTCGCATCGTCTGTGCTGCACTTAATGAGGGTTGGGAACCTCAATTTACAGAAGGTGAGGGCCGTTGGTATCCTTGGTTCACGCTATGGACGGAAGAAGAACTATCAAATAAGAGTGACGAGTGGAAAGCCGACCGACACCTCATATCAACAGGCGACTATTCAGGCGACTATGCGGGCTTCACTTATGCGTTTTCGCGTAACGCCCCCTCGAATACGTCTACATACCTCGGTTCTCGCCTTTGCTTGAAGAGCGAAGCTCTCGCCACGTATTGCGGCAAACAATTCATCAGCCTTTGGGCTGACTTTAATCTGATTAGAAAATAAACAATATGGAAATAAAAGACTTAAGAATCGGAAATATCGTATGGCACAAGAGCGACGATCCAAATTATAGATATTCGGAGGTATTGTCTGTACTGATGTCTATACGTGGAAATTTCGTTACGGTTTATGATGTAAGCGTAACGAATGGAAAGAGAGAAAGAAAAGAGTTTTTCTGTTTAGTTGAAAATCTTGAGGGCTTTCCGTTGACTCAAAAAATTTTAAGAAACAACGGAGTCAAATCAAATGTATGCAATAACATAGAAAAAGAGTTATATGATTCGAGAAAAGTATTTAAGTACGTCCACGAATTTCAGAACTTTCTTAATCTGATAGGCTTGGACGATGAATTAAAAATTGAATAATGAACAGAAAGCGTTTATCACTGATATCCGGCATCACGTTCGCTTGTATAGCCTTGGCCGCAAGCAGCCGGATATTTAACCACGTAAGTCCGTGGCTCGGAATAATGACATTTGCGATAGCATTGTTTTACATAATTCATAAACTAACTAAATTTTAAACAACATGAAAAAAATGATTCAATTGGCTGCCGTATGCGTAGCCGTAGTAGTATTATCGTCGTGCGAAAGAGTAGCTCCTAATTACGCAGGTGTGCTTATGGAAAACTATGGCAAGCAGGGTAAGGAAGACTTCAAGGTTGTATCCGGCAGGGTAGCCACATGGGAGTTTGGCACAGAGCTGTTCCAGGTGCCATTGTTCGATCAGCGTGGAGAGTTCTCGTCACCGGTAGAACTGAAGGCCGCTGACAATACCGCCTTTACCGCATGTCCGTCATACTCTTATAAGGTACTCCGCAATCGTGCGGTCGATGTAGTCTTTGACAATAAGCACATAGACAAGGCGCATACCGGTAACGGTAAGGACGGTTTCATGCAGAGCCTTGAAGACAACATTCTTGAACCCCGTATTTACGACCTTATCAAGGAAGAAAGCCGCAAGTATAAAACCGACACATTGATGGCGGAGGGCGGTTCGCTCCTTTTTGAGAAGAAACTTGAACGCATAGTCGAGCAGGAGTTTGAGAAAAGAGGCCTTCAATTGATAGTGTTTTCGGCGCAGTTGGAATTTTCTAAAGCCGTGCGCGAAAAGATAGACAGCCGTAATGAAGTCAACACTAACATCTCTGTGCTCGAACAGCAGATTTCCGAACAGAAAAAGCGCAATGAACTGGAGCAACTGAAAACCGAGCAGGCGTTAATCACTTCGCGCGGCCTCACTAAAGAGATTCTGTACAAGCAGTTCATCGATAAATGGGACGGCAAAACGCCTATATACGGCGCTATCCCGGACTTAATCAAGTTGCAGAAGTAGCTTCATGATGATAATAATTATACTATGCTACATCCTTGCGTTTGCCGTAGCCGTCATGGGTACCGCCGAGGCGTTCTTCTCCTACGTTCTCTATCACAAGCGTGAAAAGAGAATCATTGCAAGAACAGTCCTCATACTGGCAGTGCTGATGGTTATCGTGCAAACGGTGGGACGTTTTATCTAAAGCGGTCGGGTAAATAGGAATGGATAAAGTAATGTTTTCAAGCGCAACGGATTTGTGGTCTACGCCAACGGATTTTTATGAAGCCCTCGATGAGGAGTTTCATTTCAATCTCGATCCGTGCGCCATTCCGTCAAACGCCAAGTGCGAAAGGTATTTCACTCCCGATATTGACGGACTAAAGCAAAGTTGGGAAGGATGCCGTGTCTTCTGCAATCCTCCATACGGCAGGAAGATTTACGATTGGGTAAAGAAATGCTCAGAGGAGAGCAGGAAGCCAAACACGTTGGTAGTCCTGCTTATCTTCGCAAGGACAGACACACGGTACTTTCACGAATTTATTTATAAGAAGGCTAAGGAGATAAGGTTCATTCGCGGACGCTTGAAGTTTGGCGGTTCAAAGAATGCGGCTCCATTCCCTTCAATGGTAGTAATTTTTTAAATCAATATTAGCGATGAAATCAAGACAAGCAAAGAAAATAATCAAGATGATTTATGGTTCTCCTTTGAACGCAATAAGTTTTAAATGGTTTGCAAGAGGGGTGAAATGGTTGGACACATCCTCGCAGTTTCAGATATGCAAAGCCTATAACTATTACTCGAAAGGAGTAAGAAAGGACAAAGTCAAATCTTACTCCTTTAATTAAACCAATGTAGAATTAAACGAAGAGCGATTTTTGAGCGTCCCTTCCCCTCACCGCAAGGTGTCCGGCGGCGGACGCTCTTCTAAACTTAAACCTGTTCACACCCCGTCACCTCACATCTTTGCACACGTATGATAAAACTGTTACAGCACACCCGCCGCCCCGACGTTACCTTCTGTCGTAACGGGCGCATATCCATTACGGCCGCCGTGGCTCGCACGCTCTCGCTGCGTCCGGGCGACAGCGTCAACATCGCCACCCACGATGACGAGCTTCTGCTCTTCGCCGTCCGTCACGATGCGCCCCGCTCGGCCCGGCACATAGCCATGTGCCACCCCACCAAGCGCGGCTCGCATAACTATTGCGCCAACTCCGTACGCCTCGCGCGTCTCATGCTCGATTCATGCGGAATCACGTCATCGCGCGCGTCCTTCTTTTGCGGCGAGGCCGTCACGCTCGATAACCAAACGTATATACCCATCATTTATAAACACCCGTTATTATGAATCACGAAATCATCTACAGCGGTTTTTCCGCCTCTCCGTCCGACCATGAGTGTCCCGACGGTTCACTTGCCGCCTCCGTTAATCTCGTACCCGAAGACGGAGCGCTCCAGCCCGTGCTTCCCCCGTCCGTAGTCATGCAGCTTCAGGAGGGCGAGGAAGTCAAGCTCATCCATAAAACCGCCACTTTCACCCACTATATCATCTATTCCGACAGCAGCTACGTCCTCTCCTATGTCAAGGAGGGCACCTCCGCACGTCAGGAAGTAGGGCGCGTGTACTTCGCCCGTCACTTCAACGCCGTAGGCAATACCCTTCTCGCCTTCACTACCGAGGGCTGCAACTATCTCGTCTTCAAGGACGGCGCTTACAAGAATCTCGGAAACCATCTCCCTGACGTGCAGCTGTCATTCGGTCTTGTGGGCCACCCCCGTCTGTTCAGCCTGTCAGACGAAAGCCGCAGCACCTTTACCATCAGCTTCGACGGCATAGCCGAAGACGCTCTCTACAACGAACTGTCCGAGGGCAACAAGACCCGCATCACAGAGCAGGTCATGGCGCGTGTCAACAAGTTCGTGGCGCAGGAAACCGTCCGCAAGGGCCGTTTCTGTTTCCCCTTCTTCGTGCGCTATGCCCTTCGCCTCTTCGACGGGTCCCTTGTCTGCCATTCCGCGCCCGTGCTCATGAATCCCTCCACCAAGGCCGCTCCCGTGGCGTGGTGGTACCGTGCCACCGGAAAGCACAGCTACACCGATGCCGAGTGCGATGTCATGCTCGTCGCCTCGTCGCTCGATTACCGTCTGCTTAAGAACTCCGACGCCCTCAGCCTCCCGGACTGGTCCGATATCATCACCGGCATAGAGGTCTTCATCTCCAAACCCATATACACCTATGACCAGTCCGGCCAGATTACCTCCTTCGCCGATACCGATAACTACACCACCAAGTTCATCGGCAGGCTCTATGCGTCAAATTATGACAGCACCACCTATGTCAAGACCGAAGACAAGGTTCTCGGCGACTTCTCGTCAAAGGAGTTCCTCAAGTATTACTGTGAGTGGACCTACGCCCAGATCCATGAAATCTACTACAGCCTCGAGCATTCCCATCCGTCCACGGCGTTCCATCTGCCAGAGTTCTCAGACAACAAGGTTGCCGAGTCCCTTCACAGCGCCTCCACGTTCTATAAGCTCTGCACCATCAACATCGCCGATGCCGTCGCGTCCAGGATGCGCACCGATATCGTCATCGATGATGAATATCTTCAGTCCCTCACCACCCGCGAGGTCATGACCGACGACTACCTTTCCCGAGACCGTCTTAAGGCCGACTTCTCCTTCGTCTATAACGGTCGCCTCAACCTTGCCGGTCTCCATCGTCACCCCTTCGGCGGGTTCTCCGCCCTGTCCATGTTCGCCCACTGCAACGGACGTTTCAACTATGACCGCATCGGCAACACCCTTGTCGTCAACATGGTCAATTCCGTTGACAGCGCCTCGTCCTACACCGTGCGTGTCTACATCAAGGAAGCCGGCACCGATGTCTTCGTCGTCAATGACGCCGAACTCGATATGCTTGGGCTTAAAATGCAGAATTACCTCAGCGGCACGCTCCACATCGATGGCGCCGATGTCGAATCCCGTCACTCATGGGGCTGCTACGTCTTCTATCCTAACGTCAACGCCTATAAGCTTGTCATCAGTAATGATGATACGCTGTGCTATGCCATAGACCTCCGCCCGCACGATTTCCTTAACGGAGCCTACGCCCTTCTCGATTATGAGCTTGTCCGGCGTAAGAACTTCACCACACTCCCTTCCTCCCGTCCTGCCGAAGCTGGCGGAGGCTTCCCTATCCCGTTGCCCAACAAGATCTACACCTCCGAGGTCAACAACCCCTTCTACTTCCCCCTTCTCGGCATCAACACCGTGGGCACGGGCGAAATCAAGGGCATCTGTTCCGCAGCCAAGGCTCTTTCCGAAGGCCAGTTCGGACAGTTCCCCCTCTATGCCTTCACCACCGAGGGCGTCTGGGCGTTAGAGGTGTCATCCACCGGTACCTATTCCGCCCGTCAGCCCATCACACGCGACGTGTGTATCAACTCCCGCGGCATCACGCAGCTCGATTCCGCCGTGCTCTTCCCCACCGCCCGCGGCATAATGCTCATCAGCGGTTCGCAGACACGGTGCATATCCGAAGCCATCAACTCTGAATATCCGTTCGATGCTGCGCTGTTGCCGGGCTTTGCCGAACTCCACGCCATGCTCGGGCATGAACCAAGTACCGACAATTGCCTGCCCGCACTTCCGTTCTCAGAGTTCCTCAAGAAGTGCCGCATGCTCTATGACTACGTCCACCAGCGCGTCATTGTCTATGCTCCCGGCATCACCTGTGCCTATGTCTTCTCGCTGAAGACTAATCAGTGGGGCATGATGTATTCCGATATCGCCTCGCATCTCAATTCCTACCCCGACGCCCTTGCTGTCAACTCCTCCGGTGCCGTGGTAAACTACTCCGCGTCTCAGGCCGTCGTCGTCAGGTGTCTCTATGTCACCCGTCCGCTCAAGCTCGGTGCGCCCGGCGTTCTCAAGACCGTCGATACCGTCATCCAGCGCGGCTTCTTCCGTAGGGGCAATGTGGCCACGGTTCTGTACGGCTCGCGAGATTTGCTCTCTTGGCATTTTGTCTGGTCCAGCAAAGACCAGTATCTGCGAGGCTTCCGTGGCTCGCCCTACAAGTATTTCCGCATAGCCGGTGTCGCCGCCCTTTCGCCGGACGAGAGCGTCTACGGAGCGTCCGTCTGGTTCACGCCTCGGCAAACCGGCAAGCCCAGATAAAGCCAAGAGCCGGGATGCGTAATGCACCTCGGCTCTTGCTCTTGTTCTTGTTATCCTAACCAGTGTTGCCTGATACGCTTCCGCTCCATTCTCGAATGTATCGAGGCGCGTATCTCTTGTTCCGCCTCAGCGGCCTTGGCAAGCCACGTCTTCGATTTCGGCGGATTCGTTATGCTCATCCAGTCGGCCACGCCTCGGCACACCAGGTATTCGTGTATCAGCCTTTCCACATAGGTCAGCGTAGTTTGCGATATGGTGTTGGGCACACTCATGTTTATATGGTATTGCTCCCTCTCCTTTAGCCTGTCGTCAAACTCCGTCTTTACTATTTCCCTCTTTGCCCATGGATAAAGCATTTCCCGGCACATTGAGATACCCAAATCCAGCACTCTTGTCACTCGGTCCACATTGCCTTCCTCGCCCACGTCAGCCACCATGTGCTTGGCGTGCTCGGTTTCCGGAGCCATTACATGACTCTCCACATAGGCGTTGTTCTTTATGTCATAGAGTAGCTGTTCCCGTTCCAGGGTAAGCGTCACCTTCAGCTTCGCTCCCTCATTTTCCATGCAGCAGCTCATAAGCGTTCCTCCTTACTCCGTCGGTCTCTTCGGGCGGCTTCGCTTGCTCACTGCCTGCTGTATGCTCTTCATGCTGTTCAGCGCCATCATCACGTACTGTTCGGCGTCCGCCTTGTTCGTCACCATGTACCACTCCGCTATCGCCGTGTTCTTCAGGTAGTCGTGTATCGCTTCCCCCACTCCGGCCGTCGCCGCCTCGTTGAAGTTGCTCGGCATCGTCAGCCTCAGCGTCATGTCCGTCTCTCCGTCATACCGGCTGTTGTCCGTGCTCTTGCCGTCCTCGTCCAGATAGTCAGACAGTTCCGTCTTCACCTCGGCGAATCCCTTTTTTATCGAGCGCAGTATCTTGTCCCTGTTCTCCTCGTCTTCCGATGCGAACATGCTCGCCACCTCCTTGTGGTTGTCCTTGTTCTGTATCGTTCGCCCGCGCAGAAATGTCTCGTTCATAATGTCGTACAGCAGATGCGATATCTTTATTGTCGCCGTCACCGTTTTCTTTTCTCCCATCATTGTCTTGTTTTTATCGTTCGTTAATCCGTTTGTCAGTCTCTCGGTCGGGTCGGTTTCCTGCGGCTGTACAGCAGCCGTTCCGCTCCGTCCATCATCTCTCCAGCTTGGTTCAGGTAGTCGGCGGCTTCGCCCTTGTTGGCCAGCTTGAACCACTGCCCTATTACCGAGGCTATGAAGTAGCCCTTCACCGCTGCCTGCACGTTGCCTGTCAGCTCCTTGTCAAAAGACTTGCTCACCTCCAGCACCCCTACGTAGGCCGCCTTTCCGTCCGTCTCCTTCGTCGTTCCGCTCACCACCATCTCCTTCAGCCGTTCGTTCGTCGCCAGCACCGCGTCGTCCCAGAACCGGCCCAGGTCTGTCAGGTCGCTGTCCGTCGCCATTATGCGGTCTCTCGCCGTCGTGTCCCCGTCCATCAGCTTCGCGCCCGTGTAGTCCGTCGCCTTGGCTACCTCGCCGTACACCTCCTCCTTCGTCACCTGTATCGTTATCGTTTCCATTTCTCCGTCATCCTTTCTTTAGTTTGTACACCGTTTGCCCCACCACTACCAGTATCGTCACGGCTACTGTCGTCAGGGCGTGTCCTCCGTAGTCCATCTTGGTCTGCTCCCATCTCGATAGCTTTCTCTCCACCGGTATCGGCATGGGCACGGTGTCGGTTCTCGTTATCGTGTCTCTGCGCCATCGGTCCCGGTATTCCGTCCTCCACCTGTCACGCATTACCGTGTCGCCCTTGGTCGTCACCGTCACGCTGTCACGTATAAACACGCTGTCCATGCGCATCACGTCCCGGTATTCCGTCCTCACTTTCTCTACCGGCACGTACTCCACTCTCGTCGTGCCGCACGCCGTGCATATCAGCGCCGCCAGCACCGCCAGCAGTCTCGCCGTCATAGCATGTCCCATCCCTTGCGGATGTCCTCCATATTTGGTTCGCAGCCGTTCTCCACTACGCTCATCGCTCCGGCCAGCGCGCACATGCTGTCCTTGTCGTTCACGTCTATCTCGCACTCCTTCGGCGCTTGCAGTCTGTTGCACACCGTTCTCACGTATGCCGCCGTGTTGTTTTCCGTCACGGGCGCCCAGCGGTGTATAATGTCGTAGATGGTCTTGCAGCCGTATTTTTTCCTGTAGTTCCTTATTATGGTCAGCATCGCCCTGTAGCCGTGCGCCATTGTCCTGAACTGAAAAAACTCCGGGTCTTCCTGTATCGGTTTCAACCCCACCCACTTGTCCTTGCTCCGGCGTATGTTCCCCGGGTTGTTGTTTCTGTATCCTCTACTTTTTTTCATCGCTCTTGTCCTTTAGCTCGTTCAGTTTCACGTCAAAGTGTCTCTCCGTCTTGTCCACCATTATCCGTTGCAGCGTCTTCCAGAACCGGTGTTCCTCCTCCGGTCGGCAGCTGCTCTCGTTCTCCAGTATAGACCATGCCTGTTCAAAGCATATCGCCCCCGTTATCATGTACGATAGCGGCACCTGCATGTGTACAAATACCCAGTGCTCCGCCAGATACGCCAGTATAATCACCCACAGACGCTTCGGTATCGTCTGTTTCACCACTTTGCCGAAAGCGAACGAGGTGAACTTGGCTTTCTCTCTTGTCGTTCTGTCCGGGTAGGCCGCATGTACGCGCCTGTCCAGCTTGAAAGCGGTGTAAGCGTCATAAAGTATAAAGATTACGGCCACCGCTATCAGCGGAAATGTCGGTCTGAATTCCGCTATCATCCAGCCTACCATGCCGCCCACGGTCATGGCTGCCAGCTTCCAAAGTTTGAATACTACCGCCATACCGCCCATCTTGTCAGTCGTCCTACAACTACTCCTGCCATCGTGCAGCCGAAGTCTACCCAGTCCCACTCTCCGCCATGCAGCTTGTCCTTGAATTCCAAGGCACCGGCCACTCCGGCTCCGGCATACAGCGCGCAGTAGGTATCATCAGCGCCCAGTCCTATGAGAACGCCGCCTACTATGTGCCTGCCGTGATTGCTGTCTTTCCACCATGTAATAATCTTTTTCATATTTCCTGAATTTTTACGTTACGAAACTACATTGTACCATCAAAACTGCGGTTTATCTTTTGCGCGCGATGCGTTATTTCGCGCACGATGCGGTTCAATAAACAAGATAGCGCGAGAAATCAAACTCCTCTATATCGAATTCAAGCTCGTCATAATAAGCCAGGATGAAGGTACGGAGCCTGCGTCTCAGCATTTCGGCGGTCGGCTTGTTGGCAAACTGTACTTGGTGGTAGCGTTGCCGTACTTGGCCGTTTAGCGCGTCCCTGTGGCTAAGTCTGAAAGTCGCGAGCCACTGGCCGTCTGAGAGCTGCTGCAATGGTACAAAATCTCTGTTCATGCTTTGTCTAACATCAATTGGTCAAGGAATACCGCAGAACCGCACTTGCGCATCGTTCTCCGTACTCGCTCTATTGGTTTGAATTGTTTCTTTAGTTTGAACACCTCAAAGTGCCCTTTGATATAAAAGTACTTGAACCATCCTTTGTCTATCTTGTTCACGGCTTGTCGGCGCACGCCATAAGAGTCGTGATGGCGCATCATGCCGAAGAATGAGTTGAGCGACAGAACGAAATGTTCCGCGTTCTTCTCGGCCTTGCCTTCTTTCAGCAGCCTGTTGTACTTGCGTATCGTGTCTGTCAGGTGCGCCCGTGTTCTGTTGCTGATGTATGTCCTTCCCGGAAGTATCATTGCGCCTACAAACAGCACGCCTTTCGTGTAGTGCTGAAAGTATTTCTTCATCGGGTGAAGCTGTATCAGCAGTTTCTCACGTAAGAAAGCGTCTATCTTCTTGTCTGCATACATCAGCGATTCACGGTTTTTAGACATGATGACAAAGTCATCTACAAACCTCACGTAATCCTTGAATCCGAGTATGTACATTATGAACCAGTCCATTACCGCGGCGTAAAAGTTGGCTTCCAGCTGCGAGGTGAATCTGCCTATTTGCAGGCTCTTCCCTTTCGGCGCAAAGAAAGAACTCTTGTTCTTCGGCAGTGCCTCCCACAGCTCAGGAGCCGACAGCTTCCGGCAGTTGTCTATAGGGTTGTCATAAAGCGTAATCCTCGTAAGGTAGATTAGGCATTCCAGATCGTCGCCTTTGTAGTTGGTTCTGATGAACGGCTCAAGCAATGACCACAATATGTCACGGTCAATGCTCATGAAGAAAGACTTGATGTCGTCCTTGTATATCCAGCAGTCCTTTGTGTAGCCTTCAGACACGTCGTGCATCATCCTCTTTACGCGTTCTTGCGCCGCAAATTGCCCGTAACCTTTTCGGCAGTTCATTGACACGTTTCCCATTTGCTCAAACATTGATTCAAACAATGGGTTTATCCGCATGCATATATAATGATGAACAACTCTGTCAATGAAGGCTGCCGCAAAGACCTCTCTAAGTACAGGGTAGTCTATTATGAACACGGTAGCCATCGAGGTTCTGTATTGTCCGTGCATTATTGACTGCCATAGATGCACAAGGCTTTCCTCTTTGTGTATATGAAACCTTTGGTAGCTGTTCGTACTTTTCTTCTTTGTTTCACAATCGTAGAAAGCAAGCACTATCGAACTGAAGGGTATGTCGAAGATTATCGAATTATTTGCTTCACAGCTCAGGCAAGGACGAACCTTGTTCGTGTTTGTCTTGTTGTTGTTGTTGATGTTGCCGCTACTGGCGTTCACGTTCCATGCGTTGCTCGACGAGTACTCGGTAACACTCTCCGCTGCCTTGTTCTTTACCATGCTGAAATCAACGGCTGTCCGCTGTTCTTGCATGGTGGGAGAGCCAATTAAATCTATTAATTCCTCGCTCGTGAAGTGAACTTGCTCTTCACGACTCTGGGTATCCTGCTCTTTGCTTCTATTCTCCATAAGCGTTTGCCGCCTTTAGTGATGCGTTGTACCAGCCTTGCGCCTGGCGTGCTATAGTTGTCAAATCCAAGATCACCTTTGGCATTTCTTTCTCTCTGGATAACAAGTGCAGGTCATCGCATAGCCCGATATACATCATGTACACGTCCAATTCCTCCAACAACTCGGCAAGATACTGGCTCCTTCTCTGCTTGTTTGAGTTGGCGCGTCTTATGAGAGTGAGACAACGTACAAGTGTCAGAAACATTTGGTTCGCAAACTCATACTTATAGTCTTTCGGGAATTTCACTTTCCGCTTCTGCTGCCATAGTAGCTGCGCACGAACATCCTTGTAAATTTTCAAGTCTTTACTTAACATTTCGTATTTTGGAATTAAGTTTTACATAATTTATATCATTCATATAGCGTTGCTTTCTTTTCCGACTGCTGATTTTTAAACTTCCTTTTTCGTCTCTTCTCTCTCGTTTTCCTTAAATTCAGCAAGCCACCCTAACGGGTAACTTGCTGAAAGAGAAAAGGTTTTCAAAGAGGCAAAGAGTCAAAGGGTCAAAGAGGCTAAATTGCTTCACAGCTCAGGCAAGGACGAACCTCGCCCGCGCCTGCCTTGTTGCTGCCGCTTATGTTGCCGCTACTGGCGACCACGTACCATGCGTAGCTCGACGAGTACTCGGTGCTCGACCAGTACCACTCTCTGATAAATGTCGAACCGCTTATAATGGTCATCATTTCGTCTATCTCGTCTCTATACTTTATCATCGCTCGCATCTGTGCGATTGATGGCAGGTAGTACTTTCCTGCGGCAGGATCGTCCGAGGATAGAGAATAGGCGCGTACGCTCTCTGCCGCCGGGTGCGAGCGGTTGTTGGCCTTGGCGTAGGCTACAATCTTGTCGGTGTTGCCCTCGCCGTCAAAATCGTCCCATACGGTTCCGTCGTTGGGGTTGCCGTAATCTTTCAGTTCGTCTATGTTCCATCCGTTCTGTACCGCCCACTGGTGCGTGTTGCCGCCGGTGTCATTCAGCATGTTCTCCTTGCCTATAATCCACTGGTGGCCATAGACTCTGATGCGTACCCCAAGCGTGATGTATGCGTAGCGGCTGTTCGATGAAAGGTCGTTCCATTCTTGCCTGGTGAAGAATGTAATCTGCTTTGTCGTCTTGTGGTATGCCGCCACGCAAAGGTCCAGCAGGCCTCCCGCCCATTTCATCGCGTTGGCTATGTCCGTTCCGGTCGCGGTCTCTATGTCAAGCTCTATGCCGGCGTTCTTCAACGCCGCAATCTGCTTCTCTTTGTTTACCTTCAGCAAGATTGCTGACTTCTCTGCTTCTGTCATAATCGTTGTTTTTTATTTGTTGGATATTGCCACAACAATGTAGCTGTTTGATTTGTTTGAGTCATACCAGGCGTAGCCGCTCTGCGTGTTCACTCGCCAAAACAGGTTTGCCGAGTACGACTGGCAGGTGTGCATGTCACCCCAGTTAAAGGTTATGCCCCATATTGCGGTCAGAATGTTCTGCAGGGCGATGTGGTAACGGTAAATTTCCCATGCCTGGTTTATGGTCGGCAGGTTCCACACGCTGTTGTCATCCTGCTCGTCGCCGCCCTCTTTCAGAAAAGCCTTGTATTCTCTCACGGTTCTTGCGGCCGGAGCTTCATATCCGGCTGCCTGGTGTGCGGTCAGGATAGCCGTTGTAAGCTCCTCCGCGTCATAGTCGGCGTACACCTTTGGCGCGTCCGTATGCTGTGTTTTCGTTACCGTCAGCGATGCGTTTCCCCATGAGTTGTTGGCAAAGCGGTTTGCCGCCATCACGAAAGACTGGTGGTGCGAGCGGATGCGGATGCCTCTGATAAGGAACTTTCCCTGCTCTTCAGCCGAGAGCTGCGCCCATTCGTTTGTCACGGCCGAAGATATGTTTGCCGATGCCGTGTTTATCGTTGATTCATCCAGTATCTTGAAATAGAATTCCTGGTTGTCGGTCTTTCTGTTAACCGCCAGGTCTATACTCAGCAATCCGTTGGCCCACCTGATGTATTCAGGAAACAGCGTTGCCCTCATCGATGTTGAGAGGTCCTTGAATCCCGTGTCAATAAGGGCTTGTACTTGCGCGTCTTTTACGTCACGAAGTTTCTGTACTACTTGTGCATTTGATGCCATACTGATAGTTGTTTTTTTAAGTTGGTAATATCCGCTCCCAAGTCGCTTAAGCTTGGGAGCGGAAGTCGTTTTATATACTCTTGGGTAAGAAAACAAGGCTCCACTGTCCGTACTTGTTCGCTATGTCTTCTGCCGTCATGGTTATGAAGGTAGAAATATCCGCATCGTTATAGCCATCAGAACCACTCGTCCCAAGTTCTCGCTCTGCGTACTCATCATAGGTCTCGCCGTTATAATAAGAATACCATTCGTTGATATTGTCTTCTGTCGGATCGTCGCCACCGATAGGTGAATACTCGCCACCGAGATACCACGAGATGTTGTGTATATATGCGAGGATATAAACAAACAGCGTTATCCCTTCGATACCTTTTTCTATAGCGACAATATCCTCCTGTTCATGAATGGTAGTGAGCTTGTAAAATCCGTTTACAACAGGCTTGTCCTGTGCATTACCACCCATATCAATACCGCCTACTTTAGCATGTACAAGGCCGATGAGTTCATTGCCGTCCCCCACCAGCTGCTGATTTGCCACGCGCAGGCTCCATGCGCCCTTTCTTGTAGACAATACGTCGGCGATAAGTCTTGGCACGTTGAAGTTAGGCGTGCCCTCCACCCTCACTCGCGTCACGTTTTCCATCGAGGGCACGCGGAGTCCGGATGAAGCGTTCAGTCCTGTGTAAGCCAGGTTCGGCAGGTTCTTGAAGTGCAGGGTCGTCATCGTGTCCGGAAGATGCAGCGTGTCAATGGGCGAACTCTCGGCCAGTGTTATCGTCTTCAGCAGGCTGCCTTCCGCCAGCACCTTTCTCAGCCTTGGGCACAGCGAGGCGTTCACGTCGGTTATCATCGTGTTCCTTATGTCTATCTCTTCCAAGAAAGGCATCTGCCCCAAGTTCAGCGTGCTCAGTATGTCGGTGGTATAGGCTGGGCTGTATCCCTCACCGCCAATGACCAGCTTACGCAGCAAGGTACACTCGCTCAGCATCCAGTTCGAGTTCTTCGGAGAGCATCCGCTTATGTCAAGCTCGCTTATCTTGTCAGCGCCGAATATGTAGATCAGCTTACCGCCTTCTCCTGCCGCCACTTCGGTAAAGGTGCGGCTCTCGCCTTCCTTCAGGTAGCAGCTGTATTTGGCAGACGAGGTCGAGTCCACGCCCATGGCGAAGTAACCGTCCTGCGCCGCCGTTATCTTCACCGTTATGGGCCCCATTACACGGTCTTGAAAGAAATGGCGGAACAGGTCGCCGGTCTGGAAGTAGCCGTCTCTGTATGCGAAACGCTTGCGCTGGAATGCCGGCAGGCTCTCCAGTCGCAAACCGTGCAGGGCCGGATAGTGGTTGTCGGCGGCGGTGGCTGTTTCTATGTACTTGCGCTCTCCGTCAAAAGAGCTTACCACCTTCGGCCATTTCAGTATGCGGTCCGTCATCCAGTAGCGGTAGCATCCGTCGGTCGAGAATATTTCAAGGCCGGTCTTGGTCTTCGTGGCTCGCATCTTGGCCGCCGTGTCGTGCAGGGTCAGCGTCTCCGTGCCTGCATCGTCCAGCCATACCCCCTCGCCTCTCTCAAACAAGGCGTAGCTCTGTTGGAACATCACGCCGTCCCATCCTTGGTACAGATGGCTCGCCGCTCCGTCCATGTCCCATGGTATGGTCAGGTAGCAGTCGTTGTCCGCCTCGTCGCACGAGTCTCCGTCATACCAGTGGTTAAAGTAGCAGCGCATGCTTCCGTCGGTTTCCTTGTAAACGGCTATCATCATGTTCTTGGCTCGCTGGTCCACGGTGGCTTTATAGTCGCTCGCTACAACATAGCAGTGAGTTGAATAGGGAGAGAAATACTTGTGCATCTCCTGCTGCCATTTCTTCCTGCGGTTCTCCTTGGTGCCTTGTACGGTCTCGCCGCCAAGGGTAATGGTCGTGCTCGCTCCGGCTCCGTTGAACACCTTCTCGCTGCCGTCGGGGTTCTTGGCGGCGTTCTCCTCGGCATTGTCGGTCAGGTTCTGGTTGCACTGCTGGCAGAAAGCCAGCTCCCTGTACAGCTGGTACGGCACCTTCTTGCCCGATGCGTACAGGTCGTTCAGGTCGTCGTCGTCCGGGTATCGCATTTCGTAGTAAGTGCTCCACACTGGCACGTCGCCATCGTCGGTGTGCAGTGTCTTCAGCATGTCGTCCACGCTGTTCACGCCCTGCTGCCAGCAGAACTCCTGATACTGCCTGTACTCGTAGCATTCCACGGGGTTCAGCACGCGGCCCTGCACGCTCCATTTCTTCGTGGCGTTGTCATAAGTCATGGTGCCTGTGGTGTCCTTCCATTCCCCTCCCTTGTACTGCGTGTACTTGCCGTCCGATGTCTTGTAGGCTGTTCCCCAGTCGTAGTTCTTCACGTCGTCCGCCTGCACCTCTTCAAGGGTCTTGTCAAGCACATGGCTGTCATCCACGGCCACCTCGCCTATCTCCGTCATCGTTCCGGTTCCGTCGTTCTCTATGAATCGTGTTTCCGGACCGCAGAACTCGCTCAGCATGTACAGCGTGCCCGGTATCAATGCGCCGGTGTCTTCAAGCACGCTGGCTTTGAAGGTGTCTATCGGGGTGTCTCTCGGAGCCACCATCTCCTTGAAGTCGCCATAGTTCACGCAGCCGTAATTATATCCCTTCACGTCCTCAAAACCGAAGAAGTGCGGGTTGCCCTTGTCGGCGTTGAAGTTCGCCTTAGAGTGGAAGTAGGCGTTCTCCGGAAGTGTCGCCGCCTGCGTTCCCTTGTCCTGGCCTATGCGGTAGTCGGTGCGGAACAGTGCGCACGTCACGCCGTCAATGCTCGTGTGCAGCTCTTCTCCCTTGTCGGTGTTGTGTCGCTGTGCAGGGGTCATATAGTCACTGCCCAGGGCTATCTGCGTGTCGTTCATAAGTTCCATCAGGGCGCAGTTGTTGGCACCGGCAGAGTCGCTGTAGTCCACCTTTATCGTGATGGTCTGTATTGGTGTACTGCCTTCCTTCAAGCGTATCTTCTTCTTTTTCGCAAGGGCTGCCGCGTCGTCATATTTGGCAAGAATGGTTTCATCGCCATTGTACATCTCGCTAATCTGCTCTCTTGTGTACAGCAGCGTTATGCTCTTCGCTTTCTTGAACTTCGCCTTCTTGTTCTTGATGGCGTAGGCCAGTGTCGATGTTCCTTGGTTCGTCTCCGGTACGGCTTCCACCTTGCAGTTTGCCCACGGGCGGTCGTGGAAGTAAATGTACCAGTCCACCAGAACGGAGGTCTTCTTGTCCTTCAGGTTCTCTATATAGTCCGGATAGTATATCTCGCTGTCCGTTACCGCGCTGCCGTCTTTGCTCAGGTTCTTGTCTGCGGTGCGTGTCACTGCCACTACCATTACGCCGCGGTCCAGCAGCTTCTGCATGTCGGGGCGTGCTTTAGTCGTGCCCTCGGCTGTCACGTCGCTCATCACTTGGTTCTGCTCATATTCGGTCAGCATGGCGGTCGTGTCCGTAAGGTTCACTATGTAGTTGTTGAACGCCTGTATAAAGTCATAGTAGGTGTTCCAGCGTACCACCTCGTACAGGTAGAGGTCGGCGTCGGTTCCGTCAAAGTGTATCATGTCCGCTATGTTGGGGAAGCCGTTTACGGTGCTTATCGGAACGCACGCTGCCGCATCACCGTTCTGAAACACCTTGCACAGCATCACGCCGCTGTAGGGCGCTCTGGCTTGCGGCTCTATCACTATGTCTATGCGGTATACGGTGTCGTCAAGGTAAGATGTGGCGGCGGTGGTCTGCACGTCCTTCAGGGCTTCGTCGCTGTCTCCTGCGGTGGTCACTATGAATTTCTCTCCGGTAAGCACAAAGCCTAACCGCTCGCCCATGCACCGCATAATCTTTGCATTGCGTTTGGCTATGTTCTTAACCTTGAATGTAAGGCTCAGCGCCATGCCGTTGGTGGGTATGTCCTTGCTTGCCAGTGGCGTGTCGCTACATGTCGCCGTCACGTTCTCGGCTATACGCAGTGCCATTCTGCCGTCCGCTTTTTCCGTTCCGAAGTTGTCGGCCACAAAGCCGTTGCTCGACCAGTTGCTGCCGTTCACCTCCATCTCTACCGTGCTGCCGTCGCTGCATGTCGCCTTTATGCTCTTGTCTATGTCGTCGTTGCTTCTGCCCGCAAAGCCCAGTTTGTAGTATGCGCCCTCGGTCTCGCTGATGGCAAGCATGCTGCCGTCAATAACCACTTTCAGCTGTTCCGCCAGATGCGCCTCGCCGCACGTCGCGTCGAAGCTCAATGTATCGCCGTCGTTATAGCCCACTATGCGTTTCTCTATCGTGTAGTAGCTGCTGCGGTTCATTACTTTGTTGGCTATCGTTTCCGTCTCGCCCGTCGTCTCGCTCTTCACCGTCACCTCCACGTTCGGGTTGGCGTTGTCCCGCTTGTAGCAGGCCATGTCAAGGCTTACGGTCTTGAACAGTTTTGTCTTGCCCTCGCTGTCGTCATACCATCGTGCCGCTATGATGGGCTTCGTGTAGTCGCTCACGCTCTCGCGCTGTTCTATCACCATTACGGCGGTATGCAGCGTGTTGCCTTCCAGTCCCGAAGCCACGTCCTGTCCTTGTATGCGCAGCGGGTATGCGCCGTGTCCCATTCCTTGCGGGTCTATGGTCACGTTGTGGGTATAGGTGTCCTTCACCAATACGTTCTCCAGCGTCTCCCAAGCGTCGTTGCGGTATATCTCTATCTTCGTTCTTATGCCCTTGTCCGAGGCGTTGTTCGGAAAACGGTACATGGGTATGCTTACCTTCTGTCCGCCCACCTGCAATGTCGTGCTCTTCGTATAGCTCAGTGTCTGGCTGCTCTCCACGGTCACGTCTACGGCTATCATCTCCACGTTTCTCGTGGCGGTCTTGCCGGTTGCGTCGGTGGCTACGGCTTGCAGTTCCACGCTGCCAGCACTGGCCGCTATGGTGCTCAGGTCAAACTCGAATGTGTACGATTTCAGAGACGAGCTGCTTGCCTGGTTGGGTTTGAACGAGGCTACGGTGGTCTTCGTCGTCCGGTTCTCAAACACCACGCTCTGTATCTTGTTGTCCTGCGATGATCCGTCGGGCAGCTGCGTCACGCTTCGTATGGCGGCTTTCAGTATGGCCGTACCTCCCGCACGCACATAGAACGGGTCGTTCTCAAAGTTGATGGCCAGTGTCGTGCCGCCGCCACCTCCCGTGCCGGTGCCCACGCTGAACTGGGCTTCCGACAGGGTTTCGCCTGCCTTGTTCTTCAGCTTCAGTGATACGCTGCCTTCTTCCTCCGTCGCCTCTATCTCCGTAGGCGTTACCTTGTACGCTCCTCCTGTCGAGAAAGCGTCCTTGCCGCCGGCCTCCATCGTGTCGCTCGCCGCAAGTTTGCTGCCGCCGCCAAAGTCCCGCCATAGCCCGGCCTCATAGAAGTCGGCCACAGAGTCGCCCTGATACTGTTTCGTCTCCACCTTGTTGGCTTCCGTAGTGTAGCTTATCACCAGGCCGCGTTTCTGGTAGTTCACGCTCGTTGTCTCCTGATAGGTCTTCAGGGCGGCAAGTGCGGTGCCAAGGGTGTAGTAGCCTGTAGGCAGAGGGGCTATGATGTCAATGTCTATCATCGGCTCCGAGCCTTGCACCATCGAGCCGAAGTCCTTCCAGTTCTCAGTGTCATACCAGTTGTTGTCCTCCGTGTTGGCTCCTATGTACTGGTAGGTCTTCCACGTGCCCTTCTTCAGGGCGAAGGTTATCATAAGTCCTACCGCCGCCTTGCCGTTTTCCTTCGCCGCGTGAACGGCGGAGTTGGCCGTATCGTCGGTGTCACACAGCACATAGTAATGCCCTCCCTGCTCCACTGTCGGGTTGTAGATACTGGCCGAACCGCCGTTGCCGCCGCCAATTTTCTGCATCTTCTTGTCGTCTATGCGGTAGAGTGCGGCTCCGCACACGTAGATGCGGCTGCTGTTTCCTACGCCTTCCGTATTGTATAGCTCTTCGGGGAATGCGCCGAATGGCGACTCCCCGAAACCGCGGAAGCACCATTCGCCTTCATACTCTTCACTCGGAGCGTACCATACGCCCGAAACGGGAGGCTTCCCTGCGCCGTTCCACACGCCCGAAAACGGAAGGATGTTAAGACCGTCAAGTCTGCTGTTCGTTTTGCCGATAAGAGAGTTGGCCGCTTCAAGCTTTTTCTGCAGTTCGGCACCCTCGTTGCCGGGAAACGCCGTGTCACTGTTATGTCCCAGTGCCAGGTCAGAGCCGATTACTACAAGCGTACTGCCGCTCCAGCGGTAAGTCTTGTTCGTCGTCACGTCCATGTATATCTTGCCGCCGTGCGGTGTGCGTCCCGTCTCCGTCTTTTCCCCGAACAGCTCGCCGTCAGTCCAGTCGGCGTAGTACGTGCTCTGTCCTTCCGTCACCGTGCGTAGCGTAAACACGTTCCTGTCCGTGTCGTAAACCACCGCGCAGCCCTCGTCCGTCGATTTCTTCTGCGCCGTCGCCATCTGCGCCGTAAGCCCGCCTGCCAGTCCGCCTATCTCCAGCACGTCGTCCACATAGCCCGGCAGGTATTGCGCCGGTATCCGCCCGTCCCCGTCCAGCGGAGCCAGTCCGTCGGCCTTTCCCTTGCTTTCCTTCAGTGCGTCCAGTCCGCCTTGCATGCCGTTCACTCCGTTCCTTATGGAGTCCACCTCTCCCTGCACGTCGCCCATTTTCGCGGTCAGCGTGTTCAGTGTCTCTCCTTGCGTCGTCTGTGTAGAGCGCAGGCTGCGCACGTCTTCCTTGTTCTGGTCAACGTCCGCTTTCACAGCCTTCAGGTCGGTGGTCATCTCTTCCACCGCCTTGTTGTACTCCGTGCTGTCTATCGTCGGGTTTCCCTTCAGCTGCGGTTTCCCGTCTCCGTCCACCTGCGCCACCCATACGCCTCCGTCGGCTACGTACAGCTGTCCCAGATGGTCACTGGCGGCGCTCCCTTCCACGGTCACCAGCGCCCACCATCCCTCGTGCGGGTTCGGATACGCCTCCCTCAGTTGCTCCGCCGTCTTGAACAGTCCCTTGTTCGGGCCTTTTATGTTCTTCGCCTCAAGCCATCCGTCCACGGTCAGGTTATGCCCTATCTTGGCCGAGCCTTTTACGTTGACCTTGCCTCCCACGTTCACGTCACGGCCCACCGCAACGTCACCGTCTATCTGTTTTGTCGGTATCGAACTCATTCAAATATGCTTTTTGCCAAGGCACTCATAGCGGCAGCCTGCTCGCTCGCGCCATAGGCGGTTAATACTAATGCCGCCGTAGTGTACACCACGGCTGTGTAACATCGCTCGCTTATGTCTATTCCGTCGTCCTCGTCCATTCTCGGATAGGGTATGTACGAGGCCCTCTTCACGTAGGCTTCCTCGCTGTCGCAGCTGTAAAATTCCAGCGCCTTGCCCTCCGCGCGGTTCACTATGGCGCACACCGGCTTCTGCACGTTGCCCCTTATGCCCTTGTATCTCGATGATTGCAGGTCGTATGTCGGGTCGTCAGCCGATATCGCCATGTAGCAGGTGCGCTCCCAGTCGCTCATCCTGAAGGCTACCAGCCTCATGAAGTCGTCCGGAAGCAGAATCCAGCCGCTTCCGTTGCTCTCCCAGTATATGGCATCGCCAAACACGTGTCCTTCCTCCAAGTAGTGCACCGGTGCCGTTGTTTCCACCCTCCGCACGGCTTCCTCTATCTTAGAGCGGATAATGTCGTTCAGCGATAGTGTCTCCACGTCCCCGTCAGTTATCAGCTGCTCGCTGGTCCTGTTCTCGTCTATCGCCGTGCGCACGTCACGCTCTATCTCCTCCAGTCTGTACACCATACCGTCGCCTTGTTACTCGGTTGCGAAAATGATTTTAACGCCATAGGTTTCACCTGTAGCTATAATTTCTGCACGGGTTCTCATCATGCCGCCTTTTGCACCGAACGTCTTCGTCAGATAATCCTTGGCCTCCTGGTTGGTGCTGAATTCTACTTCGGTAAGACCGTCTCCGTCCTCTATAGGCTCAATGTCTGTTTCTGCTGTAGGCGTTTCCGCATCCACAGCCGGCTTCGCTGTTCCGCTCTCTGTTTCCTGCAAATGCCCATTTGTCTGTCCTGCACTTTCAGGAACAGGCTTGTGGGTAGCGATTCGCATGTGGGTACCGGGCAGTACCTGACACATCACGAGACGGATAAAACCGCTCTTGTACTCCTTTGAGTTTTCAATTACAAGCTGTGTAATCGGGTCTTTGGTCACCATGTATGCAGGTTGTGAACCGCTTGGAGAAGACGTGCCGCCAACGAACGACAGGTTTGCCTCAAGGGTGCCGGCCTTAACTTTGCCGTGCCATTCCGTCAGGCCATATATTCCGTATGTTTTAATTTCCATATTGTATCGTTTTATTATTAAAAATGGGGACGGATTGACTTAAAGCGCATCCACCCCCATAATTAGCGTTTACAAAAAAGTTACTCAGCAGAAATAGGGCCGTAGAAACGAATCCATTTCTTCTCGTTCTCGCCTGTCGCATTGTACTTGAATGCGTCTCCTGCACTCACTGTAATAGTTGCAGTGCCTGACTTGATGTTCATGCCATAAGCGAACACGTAAATTACTCCATCTTCGAGATCGGCTTCGGCTGGAGCGGTGTCGCTACTCCATAAGCGGAACTCGTCTGCTGCAGGAGCGGTGTCGTCATCGTCATCATCACCATCAACCCAGATGTGACAGCTGCCCTTCAAGCCAAGAGCGTCACTGACGAGAACGCCATTGCGTGTCGCTTCTTCACCTTCCACGTCTTCCGTATAGCTACTTTCGCCTCGGCGCACGTAGTGAACCAAACGGTCTTCGCCTACAATGATACCGCTGTTCTCGTAGCCGCAGTCATTTAGTGTCGGCTCAATCTTAAGCAGAAGTTCGCCGAAGATGCAGGACAGACGTGTCACCTTCCAGCCAAGTTTTTCATGGGTGTAAGGCTCCATCTTGACCTCCGGATGCTTGCTCCAGTCAATGAGCTGCAAACTCTGGCCAAGGTTGTTACCAACGAGGAAGAGACCGGACTTAGGCTTGTCCGCACCACCGTAGTATAACTTGATGAGAGACATTACGTCCTCAAATGTCCACTTGCCACGATGCTTCACCTCACGCTTCACCTGCCAGCGTGCGCCGTTGGTAGTGTAATCCCACTGGTCGTCACCCATGCTTGAACGTACAAGCATCTTGCTCTGCTGAGAAATGAAAAGCGTACGGTTGCCGGCAGCCTTGAACTCACGAAGCTGGGCCTCTGCCTTGACAGCCTCATCGTAAGGTATCTCCATGTTCTGGTCGGCAAGGTACTTTGATACGATGCTTGTCATACCTCGCTTCTGCAGGTACAAATCGTCTGGAGAAGGAATGACGGTGTTGGGGTCAACCCACTTCTGGGTTTCATACATGGCATTAGACATACGTACTAACTTCGTACCTGCCGCAATCACGTTAGTGTTGCTTGCTGTAGGGGATGTTGCTGTTGGAAGACTGCCATACTGGTCTGTCGCAGCCTGCTTAACACCGTTGGTTGCTATACAGGTGATGGTGTCGTCGTTGTTCACGCTCTTTACAAAGAGCTGGAGGGGACGACGGCTCTTTACGTTGGTTCCACCGATAAAGTCGTAGCCTTTTACACCCTTTACCATAAGAGTGTCGTATGCTCTGACTTTCTTCTGGTCGGCATTGACTAACGTGATGGTGTTGCCGTTGACAGATGCGACCGTAACGATTGGCGTTCCTTGGTCTATTGCATAATGTTTCACTTCCATGCTATGAACATTCACGGTCTTTGCCATCAGCATAAGCTGCATCAAAGAGTTCTTGTCACGCTCAAACATGAAAATTCGCTTGTCCACTTCGGGCATCACAAGTTCGCCCATACCTCCCGACGCGTTCTCTATTCCGCTCACGGTAGTAGGAGCGCCGCCCAGTTGTGTCTTAAGTCCGGCGCTTCCGGCGCTGGGGGTAAGTTCAGGACTGGCAGGCGTATTTGCGCTGCCAGAACTCTGCTGTTGGGTAGTTGTTACTTCTACGCTCATTCTAATCTTTTTTTTATTTGTTACTATTCCGTTGTTTTATGTTTTCCGGCATCTTCACGATGTCTTTCTTTACAAAGCTTCCGTTACGCATGGCCTTGCTTGCCTCCATCAATGCGCTTACAGTGGTGCAGGCACCACCTATGCGTGTCCGTAAACCCGCACTGCCTTGCGATGGTTCACGTGGTCTCGTATTTGCAAATTCTACACTTATGCTCATGACGTGTTATTTTGCAGCGTTTGCAAAGTCAAAGATGTCCATGTTTCTCCTGTTCTTGGGCGCACCGCCGTTCTTGCCGTTCAGTGGTGCCGTGCCGTCCCCCTTGTTTCGCTTGCGCAGTCCTTCCACTATCTTGTCGTTGCGTCCCGCCACGCGTCCCTCCTCGCTTGCCGATGCCACGTCGCTGTCATGGTTTATCGCGTTCACGAACATTTCAAGCGTCTCCTTAGAGAACTTGCCCATCACGCCGTCCTTCACCACCGTCAGCATGGCGTCCGCCACGGCGTCTATCTCGTCGTCGCTCATGCCGCGTTCCTCTTGGAACTGGCGCAGAGTTTCAAGGCTCGCGTCCATGTTCTTCTCGTACTCCTCGTCCAGCTTTTTCGATTTCGCCACCCGTTCCACATACTCCTTGTTCGCCTCCGCTATCTTCTCCTGCATCTCCGGGTCGTCAAGTACGTCTTTTATTTCAACGCCGAAATTCTTTACCAACCCTAATACAGGGTCGTTGCCGTTGTGCATGTCAGCAAGGAACTGCGCGCTCCTTGGGTCGGCGGCAAACATGTCCGACATGGCTTTCTCCCTGTCCTTGTAGCCGCTAAGGTCTTGCTCGTATTGGTCGTAATCATCGGAAATCTGACCGTAAATCTCCTCATCATCCTCGAACTTCTTATCGGGATATTTCTTTCGCAGCCGTTCCAACTGTTGGTCGCGCCTGCTCTTAACTCCGTTGTTTTCAGCCATTATCTTGAATGTCTTATCGTTGTGTAATATCGTTATGCGAAAATAGCCGCACCCTTGCGCCCCGCACTTTTAACTTTTGTGAGTTCGTTTCAGTAACTTTGAGATAATTACTCACACCTACAGCCAGTCCCTATGAAGCATTTTGGAAGCATACTCGATTTCACGCGCCAAAGAAACGCAGACCTCATGCGCGTCTACCGTCAGAAACTCGCCGAAGTCCACGTCGTGGCCATGCCCGATATATTCCGTCTTGTCGCCGAGTCGCCGGCTTCCCGCTTCTGGGTAAGCGAGGAAAGGGCGGCCGTGGTCATATCGGCCATGGAAGCCGGAAAACCCATGCCGCGTATGCGCAGCAACAAAATCCAGATGTTTCAGGAGATACACCGCAGGTACCTGCTCATGCGCGCCAGTCGGCCCCAAGGCTCGCTGTGCGAACTCGTGGCCGAAATCGTGAATCAGCCTGCGCCCAAGTTTTATCTCACGCCGCGCACGGTCGGTGAGTTTATTTACAGAATCAAGAATGGATGGTATGACAACCAATACGACAGAAACAGAGATTGCCAAGATACTTGCAGAGAACGACAGACGCAATGAAATCATTTACGCTCACTTCGACCCCATCACGGGCGAAGGGTCCATAGGCGAGCGTGTGCGGGCGTGCATTTCAGACTTCGCCGTACCCGTACAGTGGCTGCCCGTCGAGATGATGAAAATCCGGTTGGTCAAGAAACTTGTCAAGGCCGGGTCTATCCGCAAGTTCCTTTCATCCGTGCTCCATGTAGAGCCTAACCATGACGATTACATCAAGGTGTCACGTCAGTTCATACGCCTCCGTTTCAAGCACGACTTCCCTTTCTGGGCGGCTTCTCTCGTCTATATCCACAACAAGAAGGGCGGCGATGACGTTCTTTTTCGTCTTTACTATCCCCAGCGCATATTGGTTTCCCGTTTCGAGGAGAAAAGAAAAGCCGGTCTTCCCATCCGTCTCATACTGTTAAAGGCCCGTCAGTGGGGTGGCTCCACCACCACGCAGCTCTACATGGCATGGCTTCAGTTCAACCACCGCAAGGGTCTCAACTCCCTTATCATCGCACATCAGGGTACCGCTTCCGACGAAATCAAGGATATGTTCGACCTAATGATCAGCCGCTACCCCGTAGAGTTCCTGCACAAGCTGGGCGAGGCGTATTCCGAGAACGAGCCTAAGTTGGTCGGTGTCGGTAAGTCCGGGTCCACTCATCGTGTCCCGCAGCGTGGTTGCAAGATTAAGGTCGGCACTGCCGAGCGCCCCAACGGATGCCGTGGCGGCGCCTATTCTCTCGTGCACCTCTCCGAGGTCGGACTGTGGAAAGAAACCGACGGCAAGTCTCCGCAGGACATCGTGCGCTCGGCGTGTTCAGGTATCCTTCTTAAGCCGCTCACCATGATTGTCATGGAGAGCACAGCCAACGGCACCGGAAACTACTTCCATACAGAATACACCGCAGCGGCCGACCCTGCCGTCAAGTCCCAGTACGAATCTCTGTTTGTCGCATGGTTCCAGATTGAGCAGTACACCATGCCGTTCGCTTCGGCCGGCGAAATGCGTGAATTCGCCCAGTGGCTGTACGAAAATAGAGAGAATGCCTATGTGCCGTCCAACCGTGAAGAGTCCGGACGCTACCTTTGGTCGTTATGGGAGAAAGGGGCTACACTCGAAGGCATCAACTGGTATATAGAAGAACGTGCAGGCAAGGACGATTTCGCAGTCATGGCTTCCGAGTATCCTTCTGACGATGTCGAGGCGTTCGTGCATTCCGGCTCCATGGTGTTCGATAAGTATAACGTCAAGAAGTTCGAGCGCTTCTGCCGCCAGCCTCAGTACATCGGTGAGGTGTATGCTGATGCCGACGAAGGAGAGGCCGCGCTTTCCAACCTGCGTTTCCGTGCAGATAGGCAAGGATTGCTTTCCATATGGGCTATGCCCGAAACATTCGACGGTTATGAGGTTGCCAACCGCTATCTTACCGTCGTCGATGTGGGCGGACGTTCCAACAAGGCCGACTGGTCCGTCATCGTCGTGTTCGACCGTCTCGGTATGATTGACGGTAGCGAGCCGCCGTCAGTCGTGGCCCAGTGGTACGGACATTGCGATATTGACCGTCTCGCTTGGCGTGCCGCTCAGGTAGCCGCGTTCTATAACGACTCCCTTCTTGTCATCGAGTCCAACACTCTGGAGACCCACGACAAGGAGCGTCAGGTCGAGGGTGGAGACCAGTCGCAGTATATACTCAATCAGATTGCGGACATCTACCCCAACCTCTACGCACGCCGCCAGTCCGAGGATGAAATACGCGAGGGCGCACCACGTAAATACGGTTTCCATACCAACGTGTCCACCAAGCCCATGATTATCTCTACCCTCATCAAGGTAGTGCGAGACCGTCTCTATATCGAGCGAGACAAACGCTGTCTTGACGAATACAATACCTATGAGCGAAAACAGAACGGTGCGTATGGTGCAATCACCGGCAAGCACGACGACTTGCTTATGACACGTGCTATCGGTCTTCATATCTGCTTCTGTGAAATGGAAATGCCTGAATGGGTGCCTATTGCAAACCGTACCCTTAGAAAAGACAGAAGCCCCGTTTCCGAGGCTTCCTTCTAAATGTCCAAGTGTTCTTGGGTATATCTTTCGCATTTCTACGCCGCTCCAAGCATCCGTCTCGCTTGGTTCACGGCTTCCATGTCCGTGCCGCCCTGCGCTTGTCTTGCCAGTTCCGGCGAAATGCCGTCCGGCACCTTGCCCTGTTCCAGCTGTTCCTTCTGCGACTTTATGCTCTGCAGCAGCTCGTCCGCAAACGGGAAGTCCCCGTGCTCCAGCAGTTGTTCCACGCTTATGGCCTGGGCCTGCCACAGCTGCATAAGCATGTCGTTCGTCAGTGCCCGGTATGCCGGTGTCGCCGTGCTCTCCACGATACTTAGGTCAAACTCTACGTCACGTATCTTCTTCGGGTCGTATTCCACAATGGTAGAGTTCTTTCCTGCAATGTTGAATACGCGTGGCGTGTCGTAGAACTGCTGAATGTTCTTCACGTCCTTGTATGCGCCTTCCCTCACGAAAGAAGAGAACGTGTCCAGCAGGTCAAGCAGAGACGTTGAGGCGTTCTGTGCCTGCTGGTTGTACAGGCTGGCCGACATGCCCGAATATCCGGGCTTGCCCTGCAATGCGCCGTTCACGCCCGATATGTCCTCAAAGAACTTCAGCTGCATGTTCAGCAACTCTGAGATACCTATCTGTGTGCAGTTGTTGGCTATCTGCTGTGGCAATGGCGTTCCTGGTTTCGGTGTCTTTATCATGATGATGCCGTTAAAGCGTGCCCATTCGTCGGCAACGTCGTCCATTGACATTCCCTTGGGCAGACACTCTTCCGGAAACAGCAGCACGCCTTTTGCCGAAGCCCGCATAATCCAGTCGTACATCGTAATCAGTCGGTTCGTGTATCGCTGCTGGTCTATCACGTTGCTCACAAAACTGTGTATCTCTCCGTCTATGAACGGATATGCCTTGAACACATAAGGATGGCTCTTGTGTTCGTATGGCGTCTCTCCTTCTTCCAGAATGTCGCCAAACGGTGTCAGCATGTAGTAATACCAGTAACTGTCCATAAACCATTCCCAGCGTATCAGCGGCACATCGCTCTCGTTCATTCCCAGCTCACGGGCCTCTTGTAAGCGCTTGTTATTTTCGTCCTCTACAAGGGCTTGGAAATCCTCAATGTCTATCTTGAACACGTCACCGTTGTTCACGTCATGGCACCGCACTCTCGGCTTGCTCTCCTTTCTCCACACCTCTATCACGCGGCACCGTGTCACGTCATACGGCACAAAGAAATCGTAGTTGCCCTGCAGCGGATACCCGAAGCTGTTGAACGTGGCGCTCAGGTAAGACTTGTCCTTGGCAAACTTGTATATCTCGGCCAGGCGGCTGTAGTCTTTCCCGTCCTTGGCGAATCTTCCGCACAGCTCCTCAAACGATATGTCATGCACCTCGCCCACGCAGCTGCAGTCCCAGCCTCTGAAGTCCCTCATGTTGTTGTCTATGAAAAAGTTGTTCGGTTGCACATAGTCAGTCCAGCAGTCCAGTTTGTTTTCTCGCCAGCCGTACCACTTTCTCTGCACCACGAATCCCGATATAAGAAACTCTTCCATACATCGCGCGTTTATCTCCGTCATGCGGTTCAGCTGCATGTTGCATTGCAGCACCGTGCTCATCGTCTCGCCATAGCGCTGCTCGTCGCGGTCTCGTGCCGTACACGTCGGCTCCTTCGCCTGGCTTCTGTATATACCAAGCACCGCCTGCACCATGCGGCGTATCAGGTTGTTCTTCAGCGGCACGTTGCCCTGCTTCTTTATCAGCTCCTCTTCCCGCATCATCCTGCCGTTAACGCATACGTAGTCATCCCACTGTCGTCCGTAGGTGTAGTTCTTGTTTCGCTCCCTGTCTCTGCGGAACGTGTCCATAGCAAGCCAGTACTGCTGTGCCTGCCATAACACCTCAAACGCACGGTTGCCGCCCAGCGTGCGCTTCGCCGTAGCCACGCTGTCCATGCCCTCGCTGGGCATCACGGCGCTCGCCTTATGTAATTTTTTTCTTGCCATATCCTTAGTCGTATTAATTGTGTTATGGGTGGTGTGGTGGACGGCGCTAAATTACTCCCGTCCACCGTTCACCGCCGTTTAACTGTTGTCATCTCATTCTGCCCACGTCTTCAAGCATCTTGTCTCTCGTTTTGAACATGGCGTTTACCGCCTCGTCACGTTCTTCGGTGCTCTTGCTCCGCAGATACTTGGTCGTCAGTTCCCTCATGTCATGCTTGTACCGTTCCACCCGTCTGTGTATGCGCATGTCATTCGTCTGTCTGAATCGTGTCCTCTCTTCACGGTAAGCGTCACGGTCCGTTTCCCAAAGCTTCTCCAGTTCCTTTTCCCGCTTTCTCACAGTCTCGTATTCGTCAAGCAGTTTTTTTGTCTCCTCGGTCTCCACGCTGCCGCTTATCTTCTTCTTGGCCACGGTAAACACCTTCTTCTGCTTCCTTGCCGAAATGGAGTCACGCTGTTCTTCTCCGCGTGTCCACCCCGTAAGCGGAGCTTCACGCATCATCTTGTAGTCGGCGTATCTCTCGGCTATCTCCGCCGGTGTCATTCCTTGCGCTTCCGCCGCCGTCGCTCCAAGCTCGTCAAAGTAGATCTTGTCAATTTGGCTCTGCGGGCAGTTTATGATGCGCGTAATAAGCAATGCGCATTCCCGTGCGGTGTTCGCGTCATCACCGCAGCAGTCTATTATGGCTACCACAGCGTCCGTCAGTGATTGCGGGTTCACGCCTATGCCCGACTGTATCATAAGGTTCGTCACATCGTTCATGGCGGCTACCTTGTCCTTGTTCCATTTGCTTACAATGTTCTGCAGGTCAGAGCTGAGCGGCATATCCTTCGATGCGGAGAACAGGTCCAAACCTTCGCCTTTGGCAAAGCCATTGCCTACGGCGCTCATCACGTCGCCTCCGGTCAAACCTTCTATACTGCCGAACATTGTATGGCAGAATATGTCATGCCACATGTCGCTCTTCTCGTCCTTGTCATCGCCTAAAAGCAGGTAAGGCAGGTAGGCTCCCAAGTTCCAGGCAAACTGCAGCAGGTAGCCGAATACGCCTACACGCACCATATCACGCATCAGGCTTCTTCTATACTCGCTCTTGGCGTTCTTGTCTGCCTTGTCGGGGTCTATGCCGTCTCTGCGCATCTGCTTGGCAAGATACTCCTCTGTCAGTCCTTTGTAGCCGGGTTCAAACCGGTGTTTCAGGTTACGCAGCGCATCATACAGCTGGCGTGTGTACGACATTGACGAGTTCCTGAACACCGTGAACAGAACACTCAGCCATGAACGGTCGGTCTGCATCGTCGATAGGAACGCGCTTTCGCTCGACTGCTGTGTCTGGTTGAACAGAATAGTAGCGTCTTGCTTGGCTCGCTTCTCCGCCGTCTCTTCATCATAGCCGCAGCGAAGGTATTTCTTCTTCTTGGTCTGATACATCGAGTGTGCGCCTATGGCAACAGTCAGTGCGTCCACAAAGGCGTTGGGCGACATACCTATACGCGAGGCTATTTCAACGGCGCGGTTCTGCCACATCTTCCAGTCCATTTCGCTCTTCATCAGTCTTGGGTCTCCTGCCATGCGGCTCTTCCATCGTTTCTCAAAGAGCGGAAGGTTTTCCATCGACCACTTCCAGGCTCCTATCGGGTTGGCAATGTTTCCTGCAAGATATACAGGGCTGCTGTCCGAAAGGTAAGCTGGCATAGAGAGGAACTGCTTCAATGCGGTGAACACTCTGAAACTAACCTTGGCTGCCGTTACACCCTTCGCCACATTCACGGCTGCCTTGTCAAGGGCTGCAATTGGTGGGCGATAGGCTCCTGCGGCCATGCTGCACACGTTGCGGAAGTTTGTCCATAGCGTCTTGCCTCCACCGTAAACACTCGTCATGTTCATCACTTGGTTGCGGAAACGCTTGTAAGACAGCAAGGTGTTCAGGTCTCGGTTGAACTCTGCAAAGGATGCCCAGCGTTCCATCTGCTGTACGTGGTCAAGTATCACGCTGAATGCGTCCGCTCCCATCACGTCAAGGGCAAGATTGTTGCGTCTTCGCTTTATTATGCTGCCGGTAGTTGTGGCGGGCAGTGCGGTGTCTGCCGTATCGTCGGCCACGTCCACTTCTTCTATTCTTGCGTTGGCAAGTATCTTCAACGGGAAGTAGTTTTCTATTGCTCCCATCGAAGCGCCGAACATGCGCTTGTGTACCTCGTTGTACTCGTTGCGTTTCTCCACAAGAAACTCGTCCTGCATCCAGTCCACAAGTTCCAAGAAGCGAGGGTCCACAAATCCTTTTATGTTCTTCACGTCCTCCTCGGTAATGCCCATGCGTCGCAGTTTCATGCGTCCGTCAGCCATCTTGTCCACCATGTATATGTACAGCAGGTTGCCTTGCGTCAGTTCATGGGCTTTCTGCTCGCCGCCGTCCCAGAATGTAACGGTCGCTTTTGGCAGGTTTCGCTCCAAAGAGAACAGGTCGCCCCATTTCATCTTCTTGCCGAACACCTCGCTCACCTTCTCGTCCAGTGTCTTCAAGGCGTTCTGATAACCGGTGTACTCCTTTTCGGTAGCCTCAACCCATCCGCGCATATAGCGGTTCCATAGGTAGCCCTCACCGTTCACGCTTTTCTTGCCGAACATTCTCAGCATCTGGTCGAACGTGCCTAAAGGTGCAAGAACAAAGCGTACTATACTGTTATTGGCTATCTTCTGTGCCTTGCTTTCCTTGTGATGCTCGTCGTTAGGTCTGCCGGTCATGTCAGAATTCGCGTTGTGGTGGATGGCTTCAATGCGCTGCTTTTCCGCTTCCCGCCATACCTTTGCTTTCTCTACGCTGCCGCCAAGCACGCCGCCTACTTGCTCCACTATGCTGCGGTAGGCTTCGGCTCGCTCTATCTTGTTCTGGCGGATGGCGTCGTTGGTCGTCTCCACATATTCACGGTAAGCGTCGGCTTCCATCGTTCCTGCATCCAAGTCGGCCTTGGCTTCCCTGATGCTGTCGCGAAGTGCCTTTTCCTCAGCCTTGCTTTCGGTAATGTCCTCCACAAACTGGCGGGCAATCAGCAGTCCGCTGTACTCTATGGCGGCTTCCTCGGCTACGGCGTTGTCGTCACTGCCCATGCGGTTGGTACAGTCGGCAATGCGCTCCTCTATGTTCTCCTTTGGTAAGGAAGTGGCTTTCCTAACCACCTGCGCAATACGCTGACCTTCCGGGTCAAGCTGTCCTTGCACCTCAATACCTCGCGCGTCAACGCGGCTTCCACGGATGGAAAGGAGTTTGCCCAGCTGGTTAGCTCCCATGCGTAGCTGGTTGTCAACCATGATGTCCATAACCTTCTGAACGTAATCACTTACGTCCTGCTTGCCATGTACATTGTTCACGGCTGATAGGATACGCTTTGTCTCATACTTGCTCAGGTCATCGAGCAATCCGTTTTCAAGCAACACCTTGGCAAGGTCTGTTATGCTCTTAACGGTTGATAGGTCATACTCTCTCTGACGTGCCATTGCCTGACGCAACTTGTTAAGATTGCCACCGATGGCTCTCATTGCATCCTGCTTGGCTTGCCAGTTGTCGGCGTTGGCTTGGCTTGCCTCAACCTTCATCTTAGTGATGGTTTCTTCAAGTCCCATATCACCGTCGCGGAACATAATGCCGCCATCGGAGTCTGTTTCTGGACTATGATTGTCCTTTGCAAGCCCGGTTTTGTCGCGATACTCGCCAGTGTCAAGCAATTCAGAAATACTTTCAGCAATGGAACTTAATGTCCCTGTTGGTGCCTTGCGTATGTCTTCCTTGAAGTAAACATACTCATTAGCAAATTTTCCTTCTTCAGCATGAAATCTGTTTGGACTACGTTTTGTCTTGATAACAATGCTTTCGACAGGTTCATCACCGACATTTGCAGCATTGATATTATGATTGCTCACTCTGATGGTAAATATCTTGCCATCCGGTGTTTCAAATAAGCCATAACCGCTTCCTGTTCTGCCTCTTGTCAGACCAAGACTATTGCTTAAGTCCGATATAAAGCCCTTGCTATCAGTTGTATTCTTGTATGTTTTTGCAACATTTTCAAGTGCTTCTTTGGCTTTCTCGCGTTTTTGCTGTAACTTTGCAGCGTGTTCAACATCAATAGGCTCTAAGTGCTTAAGTGCTGCCTCATTGGGTTGGGCACTTTTTTTATACCCATCACTGAACTTAGTATCACCGAAACCTGTCTTCCTGCGCATCACCTCAGTATCAGCGGCATCAAACACAGTAGGCTTTCCACCATTCTTCTTACGCTTGTATGCCTCATGCAGAACAAACGCCCAGTCCTTATCGCCCCACTTCTTCTTGCCGGGGATTTTCAATCCGTCCAACAATTTTTGTAGAGCCTTCTGGAGCATGGCTTTCAGTTTGCCCCAGAATGTAAGTTCTTCGGCACTCATCTTCTCGAAGCCTTTCTCACCGATACGTCCGGCAAGGTCGGCTCCATACTCCTCTGTTGCGTCACGCTTGAACTGCTCACGCTTCTTTCCTGCTTCCACATGAGCCTCAGCCATGTCGGCGTAGTATGAAGCTGCGGCATCCTCGCCATTGGCTACATGCTCCTTGCGTTTCTTCTCACGTATGCGGTCCACTTCCTGCCCATACATCTTCTGAGCCATGCGGTCAATGGTGTCTCGTATCTCGCCGTCTGATACCCGGTAGAGTTCGTCAAGGGCATTGTTCAGCTTAGCCTCATCAGGAAACAGCACGCGTAGTCCGTCGTGTCCCACCACCTCATGAACAAACGTATTCTCCACGTCTGCCATGTCAGCGTTGTTCGGCACCACTATGGTCACCTCTCCGGTCATCGGGTTGAAGCTGCCCTTCATCCTGCGCTGGC